TTATTGGTGGTGGTTCATTCGATCAAACAGCTTATGTTGGGTTAATGGACGCTGTTAATAACACAATCGAACTTAAGTGTTTCAAAGCCAATGGTGATGAAGATACTGAAAAATTACTCAATATTCAAGATTTGTTCTATGAAGGTAGAGAAGTTTACTTAGATCACTTTGTTGGTGATGTTTACACTTTATTTACCTACCGTAGATATTTCCTTAAGAAATATAATGAAAATAGCAACAATATTTATCAACTCGTTGATAATTATGGCAATGTCATGCCACTACAAGGAATTAACACTGTGAGAATGTCATTCCTTGTTAATGACCTTGCAATTACTCATATCGCAGAAGTAAGCGATTATGACACAAGTGGAGCAAAACAATTTGCACTACTTGGAGACCATGATAAGAAGTTAGACCTTATCTATTACAATGATGAAGTTGGCTCATATAGTGGTGTTATTACCAAAGAAGAAAATGTAAATGCCTTCTTCGTAACCGCTCCATATGCTATGGATTCAATTATTCTCACAAAGACTATCTGGCAATGGGTCATTGCGAATGACACTAACCTAGCAAGTCTTATGGATATTGGTTACTTATCAAGTCGAAAACAAGGTGACTATGAAATGGTTCTTAAATCCACTCAAGGAACAAGACAACTTAATTTCTCTGGTCTCAACTTCGACAAGATTCAATTCACAAGTGATAAGTTACCTCATGTTTATTCCAAAAATAGAACAGTTGCAAACATCAACTTCATTAGATTCCTCTTCAAGAATGATGAAGACAGCAACATGGTTCTCACGACATTAAATATCGTTTATACAATCTCGCAATTTACGAAAGGAGTTAAGTAGTTATGGCAACAGACAGAACAGAACAAGAAGCACTAGAACTAAAGCAGCTACAAGCCAATTCACCATTCTCATTACCTGATGATGCCGCTAAAAGTGGTTGGACTACTGCTCAAATCAAAGAGAAATTCTATGCCGGCATGTTCTACCTCTATAAATTATTCAAGGAACTAAGAAATAGTAATGACACATTTACTGAAGATATTAGTTCGCAATTTGGTGAATTAGAAACAGAGGTCAACAATGCTATCGACAGAATGGATAATGCACTAACTCATCTTGATGAAACTTATGCCAAAATCATAGACATTACAAATGGAGCATTACCTGTTCTAAAATATGTGACTTCTCAAGGTGGTAGTGAAAAGATCTCCACAATTGCTAATAGTCTCGCAAACTTCATTGTTGAGATGAGAGCATTGTTTGAGAACTCAAAAGCCAAAGAATCACTCCTTGCTGATAAGGCTACATATGATAGTTCCGGTCACAAGTTTGAACTCTATTACACTCCAATCACAACTGCAAATGCACTTCAAGCTGCAGTGGGCAATATCTTAGATGGAACAAGTATTGTTGGTAAAGCATTAAAAGATAGTGATGGTGCAACAATCAACCTTACATATGTAAAGATTGCAAGCATCATTGATAACCTCACTTCTACATCGACAACTGCTCCACTTAGTGCTAATCAAGGTAAAGTCTTACAAGGCAAGATCGATACAATCTTAAGTCTCTTGGCAAGTAATGATACTGACCTAGATACAGTTCAAGAGATAGTTACATATATCAAGAATAATAAGTCTCTCATTGATGGAGTTACTACTAATAAAGTCAATGTTAGTGACATCATTGATAACTTAACTTCTCAATTAACAAATAAACCATTGAGTGCTAATCAAGGCTATGTGTTAAAAACATTGATTGATGCTCTCAATAGTGCCAAAGCAAATGCCGCTGATGTTTATGACAAAGAAGGTGCAGAAGCAATGGTAGATACAAAAATAGCTGGAATTACTGGTGTAAATGTAATTACCAATAAAGATGAAACTAAGGTCTATGACCATAGATTAGTCATCAAGGGAACAAAAGTTTATCTCGCAGTAACTGACATAACTGAATCTGTGTAAGAAAGGAGAAAACAATTATGGCAGAAATATTAAAAGAATTATTAGGTGCAACCGTCTATAAGGAAGAACAAGCCAAATTAAGGGCTACTCTCTTACGAATTGGCATGGGTGTGGAAGTTCCTGCAAGTGCTTCTAGAATGACCTATGCAATGATGAAAGAATTAGTCAATGCTGGTGTTGCAGATAACTACTTTGAAGTAGGAGATCAAATCACTGTTGAAAAGGAAACCGGGTTATTAGTTACTCCAAGTAGTGATACATTCTCTGTTTCCATCAACGAAGCAACATTCCTTAACAAAGAACACGAAAGTGGCAACAAGAACTATGTCTTTAGTTACAATGGTCTCTATTGGATTGATGAAGGATCTCATCAAGTCACTTTAAGTGAATATGGTATGGAAGTCACTGGAACTCCAACTGTTGGTGACACAATTACTGTTACTGAAAGTGCTAGTGAATTAGTCTTTGATGTAGCACATGTCACTGGAAGCAAGATTACTCTTGTTATGCACGATGCTTTCATCTCAATGCAATTTGACGCTCAGGAAGCAAAATGGGCGGCAGCTGATGGAAGCCAATTACCAGCAGGTAAATACAAAATCTCTTCCACATTATCATTTACTGCAACTCAACCATTCTATTGTGCTAAACCAAGTAATGTTTCACTCTCAACAAGTGTCACCGTTACTACCTATGGTGCAAATAGAGCGGCTGTTGAAAGTGGCTTAGCAATTGTTGCTGATGTAACTGATTGTGATGGTGACTTAACCGCTACTGGTTGTGAAAACCACAATGACAGAGTGTCTTATGGTTCTAACAACTATATGGAAAGTGCTATTAGACAATATCTTAATGGTTCTTCAAATGGTTGGTGGTCTCCACAAACTAAATGGGATTTAAGACCAAGTAACCACGCTGGTGTTCCATTCGCACATGGTATTGACCCAGCCTTCTTAGACATCTTAAGTCCAAACGATAAAATTTGGAAAGATAACACAAATGCAACATATGGTAACACTGGTTCACATACATTTGATGACAAGTTCTTCTTGCTTTGTAGTAAAGATGTCAACTTCTCAAGTGATGCAGATGAAAGTGATACAAGACTTGCATTATTCACAGGCAGCTTAAGTGCTAACGATAACGCTACTGACCAAAACAATCTTCGTAAGAAAATTGTTGGTTCTTCCTATGGTTATTGGTGGTTAAGAACCGCCGGTCGTGGCAACGTCGGCTATGCGATCTATGTCGACACGACAGGTTCCCGTTACGGCAACTACGCTAACACCTCTTATGGTGTCGTCCCCGCTTGTGAAATCTCAGCCGATAGTGCTGAAGAATAAATCATTACTACCGATAGGTAGTTTGATAAATAACACTCGATAGAGTGTGAAAAAGAAATCTTAGAAGAAAGGAGAGATAATGCACTAAATGTCAGTCGTTGAAAGTGAAAGAGGCGAAACTAAAATGGCTTGGTGGAAGTCTGTCACCAAACTAAATGCTTACACAATTAAAGCTGTAACTAATGAAAAGGTCATTCCTAAAAGGTATCGTTGGTTAATTGCTCAAAAGATTATTGATAGTTCTATGAGTATGTTAACTAACTCTATTAAGGCAAATTCGGTTTATGTGAAAGAAGAGTTTAAGCAAAGTGATTATGAACTTCGTAGAAAATTCCAAAAACTTGCATATGCTGAAACCCACACAATGTTAACTCTAATTGATGTAGCCTATAAAACCTTTGGAACTATCAATGATAAAAAGCATAAAACTTGGATAGGTCTAATACTTGTCGCTCAAACCGATTTGAAGAATTGGATTGAGAATGACAGTAAGAGATATGGTTAATAACTATTTACCGCCAATCGTGGCAACGTCAACAATGCGATCAATGTCAACACGACAGGTAACCGTAACAACAACAACGCTAACAACTCTAATGGTGTCGTCCCCTGATTGTATAATCAACCTTTGTTAAAAGTAAGTCCATGCGACAGAAATCAAGATTAGTATTACACAAGGAGTTATTGACCAATCCTAATTTAGGAGAATAAGTGCATTGATGTGGTTTACCCAACTTGCAGTGGTAAGTATCACTATTAACAATGACTATTAAAGAAATTGTCTGTTCTTACAAATCCCTAAGCAAAGCCCTTAATCATTGCAATTCAAATGTAATGTGGAAGGATAGCGTAATTGGATATAACAAGAATAGATGCCAAAACCTATACGCTCTATCTAATTCTCTTATGAATGATACATATGAGATTGATAGATATATAACCTTCCAAGTTAGAGAGCCTAAGGTAAGAGACATAGTTGCTACAAGACTTAAGGATAGAGTATTCCAAAGGTCATTGTGTGATAACTACCTTACTAAAGAGGTAACAAGACACTTCATCTATGACAATTGTGCTTGTCAAAGAGGAAAAGGAACAGACTTTGCAAGACAAAGGTTCAAAGTTCATCTCCAAAAGTTCTATCGAAAGCATGGAGCAAATGGTTATGTGTTATCCCTAGATATTAAAAATTTCTTTGGAAGCACTAATCACGAAATTGCTAAAAAGCAAATAGGAAAACTCATAAGAGATGATTGGGCTAGAGAAAGAGTATTTGAAATCATTGATAGTTTCTCCGGGAAAGAGGGAATAGGACTTGGTTCTCAAATATCTCAACTCATTGAACTCTCAATGCTTAATGACCTAGACCATTCCATTAAAGAGGCATGGAGAATTGAACACTACATTCGATATATGGACGACATTAAAGTCATTCATCAAAGTAAAGAATATCTTGTTCAATTACTTCTATTCATTAGTAAAGAACTAAATAAATTAGGGCTTGCAATTAACAAAGACAAAACATTTATTGCAAAACTATCTCAAAATACTAAGTTTCTAGGATTCTCATATCACTACACCAAAACTGGCAAGATCATAATGACTGCCAATAGGGACAATGTAAAAAGAGCAAAGAGGAGAATTAAAAAGCAACTCAATAATCCTAGAATGACATTGGCTAAAGTAAAGCAATGTCTCCAATGCTACATAGCACATATCAAGAAAGGCAATAACTTCAACTTGATAAATCGTATATACCAATATTTTGAAAGGAGATTAGGGTATGTTACATAGTAAAAGAAATCCAAACCAAAGAGCAATTGATGATGCTAAGGACGCTGCTTCTAAAGTAATTGATGTCAAGCCTCATTCAATCGCTATTGTTAATGAAATTCGTAAAGAATACACATTGACAGAAGAAATCGCAATTCTCCGTAAAGCATTAGTCTCTATGGGTTGTGAACTTCCAGAATTTGTTCAATACAATGCCGACATTGAAGCGGCAAAAGCAAGAGTTGGTGAAAATGAAAATAACTAATGAGTTCATAACAGAACTTATTTCTAACTTAGAATCCATTGGTTATTCCACCAATAACATTGAGTGTATCTTACAAGAAGGCTCATCACTCTATTTGAAGAACTATGATGACATGGACTTCAAGGTGATAGTAAGACACATAAATCCTCAAGCTGAAATTGAAAAAAAATTCGATATTCAAGGTCAAACGGTGGAATGTGTGTTCTACACATTAAGAGAATGGAATGAAGTAGAGAACTTCAAAAACATGATCTACTTCATTGCTGAATCACCAGATATGAAACTCATCTATGGTAGTGATAGAAACTTCGTTAGGCACGACATTGTCAAAGACAATAACCTCGCAAAGAAAGTTCTTATAAATTATGACAAGTGCTTATTCAATTGGAATGAAGATTATAAGAAACAAGGCTATTGGCAAATGGAAGAGAAAAGACTATGGAACTTCTTGCTCTTCTACTTCAAGCGTGAGAATGGTTCTCACAAATTAACCCCCAAACAACTCAAAATATTGCAAAAGGCTCATGACCTTAAATATTCAAAAACCATGTTCAAAGATTACTTTAATAAGTTGAAAGGAGAAATCTTATGAAGAAAAGATACTTAATACCTCTTATCATTCTTGGAATGGGTGCAGTAGGAACTGCTGCTGGTTTTAGTGTAAGTGCTTATTACCAAAACAAAGCAAATGAAACTGCACAAATCATTGAAAAGCAAGAAGAGATTGCTAGTGATGAAAATTTAACTGAAGAAGAAAAATCTCAACTTGAGGCAATCATTACTCAACTCGAAAGCAAATACAATGAGATTAAAGATATTCAAGTTGCCGGCACAACCATTGGTGCAATAGCTGGTTCTATTGTTGGTGCTTTAATTGGACTTATTCCAGCACTTCTAAATAGGGCAAATATTAAAGAAGCAATTGGATTTACTACCTTCACAAGGAATCTTGTTGATACTAGCCAAAAGTATTTAGAAGAAGCAAAAGAGAAATTTGAGATTTCTAATAAAAAATATGATCAAACTATTGAAGTAATGGGAAGTCTCAAAGAACAACTAGAAAAGACTGAAAAGCATTTAGTTTTAGTTGAAAAGCAAAACGAACAATTATCAATTGAGAATGGTGAATTAAAGGACATTATTCTCACCTTTGTTTGTAATGATAAAGAAGCTGTTGCAAGTGGTGTTGCAGAACTGCTATCTAAAAAATACCTTAAAAAATAGAAGGGAGAAGACTTATGCCTAAAGAAAAAAAGAAAATGTCAACCCTTCGCAAAAGAAATTGGTTAAAGGTTGGTAGATATGGCATAAAAGGTGGAACATATGCAGCTCCAATTATCCCGGTTATAGCAATGATTGGAATAAATTGGGACGAATGGTTCATCAAATCAAGAAGTGGTGTCTTTGTTGGATCTGGCTTCTTAATGCTTATTATCTCTACTTTACTAACTTATTTATCAATTGCTAAAAAGAAGATGTTGTTTGAGAAGATTAGTGCATTTTGGAATGTCACTATCATTGTCATATGTTGGGCTGTTTCCCTCTTATTCTTATCATCTATTGCAAGTCAATTAGGATTTATTCTTCTCTACATTGGGTTTGGCACTCTTGCTAGTGCAATTCTTGATGAAACAGAAGAAAGGGTTATCGAACCTAAATATGAGTTCTATAAAGGTCTTGTTACTGAATATGGACTTGATAAGAAAGAAGTAAGAAAACAAGCAAAACTTGAAGAAAAACGAAAACAGGCTCAAATGGAAGCCGAAATTGAATCACAAAAACAGGCGGTAGACTAATGAAAAAGAAAGAAAACAAAATTCAAATCTATAAAAAGAGAAACAAATTTGCCGAATGGGTTAACAAAAAAGGTAAATGGGTAATTTTATCAACACTTATCTTTATACTTGTTGGTTTAGTTTGTATGGTTGTTGGTTTTGGAATCGCTGATGGTTGGGACGCTGTCCTTGCTTGGTTTGGTTCAAGATATGCAGTAATGATCTATGTCATTGTTGCTTTACTTATCTTTGGAATAGTTTGGTTTATTCACAAAGCAAAAATGGAAAAATAGGAGATTAAAAGTATGCCAGAAGTAAACGAAAAAGAAATAAAGCCAGAAGTTAAAGAAGCTGTTGAGGAAAGAATTGCTAAAGAAAAAGATAGAAACATTAGAATTGCTAAACTCAACACCAAGAAACTTTTAACTTACGCTTTATTATCCCTTATTCCAGTTGTTGTCCTTGTAATGACATGGATACCATTTTTCTTTGATTTTCTTAATATTTCGTGGCAAAAATGGTTAACTTCATCTCTAGTTAATATTGGCATAAGTGTTGCTAGTATTATCGTTGGTGAAATGACTGGATATGATAAACAAACCGAAAAAGTTGGTGGACTTTATCAAAACGCTTTAACAAGGTTTAATTCATCTCTTAAAGCATTAAGAAATAGCGAACTATATCAATATTTCTCCCAATTCTTTACTTGGTTTAAGGCTAGAGAACTTAAACAACTTAAAGAAGATTACTTAGTCGATAATGGCATCGACTTACTACAAGCACATTACATTATCACTTATGCTGAAATTGACGATATTGAAAAAATGAGACAAGGTTCTTTTAAGAAACTTGATGAAAAGAGTGGAAAAGAAATTCGCTTTAGAAAAGTTACTGAAGAACAATATTTAATTATTAAAAATGTATATAATCCTAATTTCCAATTAGAAACATATAAATGCACTTATTATTTAAGTGCCAGTGGTGATGGAACTGCTAAATCCATCTTATCAAGAGCGGTTATCCTCAACGAAAAGGAAGCAAAGAATAAGAACTTTAGAAGATGGTTCAAAATTGCTCTTTATGTATTCATCTCTATTCTTTGGGCTGCGGTTGCAATTCAAGAATTAACAAGTGAAGGAGCAAAAGAAGCTGCTCTTAACTCTATGATTAGATTATTCACCTTTGTTAGTGGTGTTTTAAGTGGCTTTATGACTGCTGTTGTTAGTGTCAAATTAGAAGCTGAAATGCTTGATGATAAATCCGATTTACACGATGTTTATCGTAAATCATATAAAGTTGACTTCTTCCCAAAAACTTATGAAGAGATTGTTGATGAAGCAATTGAACAAGAAGCAAAAGAAAAAGAAGAAGAACTTAAAAACATTATTACTCCAGAAGTTGTTCAATTAGAGGAAAAAGAGCCTCTTATGATAGAAAGCGATGAATTGAAAAACATTCAAGAAGAAACTGATAGTAAAGGAGAATAGAACTATGGCAGATTCAAGAGAAAGAAAAAATGTTTACATGGAGAGCCTTAAGGAAAACCTTAGTGGTGTTTCTCCACAAAATGGAAGTGGTGTTCAACCAACCGGTGGTGGTGAACCGGATTATTATGAAAAGTTGAAAAACGAATCATATAAAGCATTGCTTAAGGGTGAAGTTCAAGCGTATAACGCTAAACAACAAGCAATGAAATATACCACAAATGGTCTCCAAGCAAATGGCTATGGCACTCAAGGAATAAGTGAGAGTGCTTCTTTGGGTATTGGCAACACTTATCAAAGAGCATTGACTGATGCTCAAAACGAATATGATCAATCTATTCTCGCAATTGACAATCAACAAAAAGAAGCTGCTGGAAGTGAATTTGAATCACTTGCAACACTTATGAGTAGTGCTTCATCTACAACTCAATTAGATGAGATTATGAAGAACTATGGTATCAATGTTGAAAATGGTGTGTTCTCTGGTGAATACTTCGATTCATTAGATGAATCTTCTAAGAGACAACTCAAGTCCATTTATGCTCTATACGCTGATGAACTTGCAAATAATGAAGGACTTAACCCAACATTCTTCGATGAAGATGACTTAAGATATGCAACATTTACTCGTAATGATGGAACTACCAAACCAATCGGTTCTTACTACGATGCAGAAGTCAAAGACTTATTTGAACATGCTCGTAATGGAGAATTTGAAACTGGTAGTGTATGCAGAATGAGAAATGAAAATGGAGAAACCATTTACATTAAGAGAGTTGACAAAGGCTATCAAGTTGTCAATCGAAAAGAATTTGAAAAAGCATCAAATCGTTATTCTTTAACAAGAATAAACAATGCAAACACATGGCTCAAATTATAGGTTAGGTAATCATAATGGCATTAGGAAATGAACATTCAAGAAGTGAGTTTCTTAAGGCACTTTTGAACCAAAAGAAAGAAATTAGTGCCAATGGAAGCAATTTGGTTAACCCAGCAGTTGCTGTTAATCCTATTGATGACAACAACTCAAGAGTGGTTGACACTTCTTTTAGTGACCCTTTAGCATCTGTTACTTATACTCCCGAAGAACAATACAAAATGTCAAGAAACGGGTGGCAACGCTTTTGGGATTCAGTAGGAAACTTTATTTCAAACATCAATGAAGGTATCGCCAAATATATTTTAGATCCAATTGGTGATGCTGGTATTTATCTTTATGGTGCAATTTCGGGAGACCACGAAGGTGCAACTGCAGCTATTAACTATGATTGGACTGCACAATATATGAACGTCCTTAATCAATTAGATTTTGGAACTAATATCATGAGTGGCGACTTCTTTGGTGCAGATGGTGGAGATTATTGGAGCGACTGGGCTGATACCGGGAGTGCCGAAGCAAG